TCTTTAATTTCTTTATATTTTTCAAGCGATTTTTTCTTCACATATTCTCTATTATCATCAATTTCAGATAATTTTACTTTAGACCAAATCGCATAATGTTTTCTTTGTATTTGTGATACAGTATCTTCAAAAATTATTTGTAATATCTTTTTTCCATGATTTACACCAGTATTTGCAATTTTTGTTAAAAATGTTGTTTTACCAATTCCACTTGGTGCTAAAACTAATGCAATTTCACCTTTTCCAAGACCCTGACCAGTAACATCATCAATTGCTTTGATGCCAGTTGGAATTGTTTTTCTAAATTCTTCTTTTAATGCATTATCAATATCATCAACAACATCAGTCCCATAATCTTCATCATCACCTATATGATATATTTTATTTATTTTTTCTTCAACTTCAAGATTAAATGCACTTGTTCTAATTTCACCTGTTTTTGTCTTACCATTTATATATTCAGCAAGTTTACGATATTCTTGTTGTTTTATAAAGTTTATCGTATCCCTTCTAACAATATCACCATCATTTAGTAAATTTTTATTTATTACCCTTTCATTCCATGTTTTTATTCTATCAAGTACCGCTTTTAATATATTTTCTTCAACCTCATCATTTGGTTTTTTATATTTAAAAATAGCATCATCAATACTACCATTCTGTAGATTCGGTATTTTATCATGTTCCTTGTAGTATTGGTCCATGATAAGAAAAAAACGCTTTAAATGTGGATCATCAAAATATTCAACTAATATATTTGGTAATACATTTTTTGCAAAATCTGGCTCAACTAATAATTGCCATATTAATTTTTGTTGGAAATTAGGACCTAAATATGTTGATATTTTATTACTTCTACTATCATTACCCATTATATAATACCCAAATATTTATAATATTATTTTTTTACCCTCTTCTTAATTTAAACTACGAAGTAAATTTTCTCTTCTATGTGGTGATAATTCTCTAATTTTATTAATAGACAACCCCCTTTTATTGATCAGATCATAATCATCCCACATATTTGTAACATCAACATCTTTAATATTATCATAAATTTCATCAGCAATATCAATAACAGCATATAATATATCAACTGAATATCTTGCAACCGGATTAAATCCATCAACATAAAAAATTCTTTCAACAATAGGATTATCATTTATATATAATCCAATTTTACATTCAACACCTTTAATTATTTTATTTTCAATTTCATGTTTTTTTATCACTGGATTATATTTCATAACCGCTTGCTTTCTCTTAGGGTACGAATGTATGATATCTTGTGTATGTTTATAAAAATCATAAACAATATCATTTCCACAATCAAATTCAACATCATATCTTTTTTTTGATAATATTTTTTGCAATTTTGTAATTGCATGTGGTAAAATATCTCTAATATCAATAGAATAACGGGTAAATGGGTTAAAATTATCAGCATTAAATATTTTTTCTGCTAATAATGTATCTTCTTGAAATAACGAAAATTTAAATTGGTTGTTATAATTTTTTTCACTCATTTTATTATAAATTTAAAAGTTAATACTAAAAACAAATATAGTAAGAAAGTCTTGGTATGTAAAGGTTTTTTAAATATTTTTTTTATTATTTTTATAATACTCCTTAAGTAATTGTTTCTCATTCATTATAACAGAATAAAAAGGTTCAATATAATTAACAAAAGTACTATTATATATACTTAAAAAATCATCCTTTATCATCATTTCATATAAATTTTTACTACCTCTACCATCTGGTGATAATGGTAATTCCAATTGTTCTAATTCATCAATTGCTTTTTCATTTAAAATGGGTTTTTTGAGGTACATTAATTTATAATTTTTCTTTAATCTATCAATATTATTTAATAGATTTTCTAAAGATTTTAATGGTTTCTTTTTATTTTTAATTCTTTCCTTATTTATTTCATCTGCACGTTTACAAATATCTCTAACCATTACTGGTTTATAAAACAATTCAGGAAAATGTTTTAATAAAGTTTTTTCACCTAATAATTTAATTCCTTTTATATTATCAGCAGTATCACCACAAATAATTTTTACTGTTAATGCATTAAGATAATGATAATTAAAATAATGAATAAAATTATTTTTTGTTACTGGCATATCAATATTAGCAAAAATTATAGTAATATTTAAATCAAGTAATTGTGAAAAATCTCTATCATTGGTGTAAATATATATTTCTTCTTTTTCATGATAATTAATGCAATATGCTGCAATTAAATCATCACCTTCAATATCATCAACTTCAATTTGTCTTAAAAATAACTCTTCTCCATATGCTTGTATTCTCTTTCTTTGTTTTAAAATAGATTCTTCTTTCTCTTTTTCTTTACGTACTTCAGTTTCTGATAAATCAATTTTTTCATTCCACGTTTTATTTTTTCTATTTCCTTTATAATCTTTATCAATATAATATCTTTCTAAACCGCCATTTTCACCATCCCAAACTAAAACAACTTTATTAATTTTGTGTTGTTTAATTAATTTACGTAACATAGTAAAAAATTGATATAACCCACCAATATGTCCAAAAGAATCTGTATATAATTCATTTGCACCATTAAATGATCTCTTTAAGAGATAAGAAGAATCCACTAATAATGTTCTAATCTTCATTAATCTTTTGAAATAAATTCATCATAATTAATACCTGCATCTGTATCAGCAGCTTTATTTTTTGTATATTTATCTTCAATTGCATCAGCAGTAATAGTTTTATCACCAAGAATATTTCTAAAATATAATATATTCTCTTTCTTATAGTTGTCTAAATCTTCTGCAAAAATAAAACCATGTGGTGTTGATATTATTTTACCTTCAAGTGAAATACCGCCAAGATCACCATCAATATGATTTTTTGCTACACCAACCTTGGTGTCAATTGCATATGCAACTTCACGCTTTTTACTTGTTGCTTTAACAACTGATGTTGAATGTGCAGCCACCCCACCAAAGTGATATACTAATCTTGAACCATAAAAAATTGCTTCTCCGCCTTTATGTTTCACAACACCAGCACCTAGATTATCTATCCAAATTTTTTGTACTGCTATAAAAGTATTTGTATATGGTTTATTTTGTTTTCTACTACCCGGTATAGTATTATTTAATAAATATTTAAAAGTTTTTTCATATGCACCTGCATTCCACATATTATTATCACTTGTATTTTTTTCTTGTGCATTAATTGTACGAATACAATCTAATGTACCAATCGAATCAATAAGAAATACAAGATCATATGGTAAATCACCACGTTCTTGATCATATATAAAATCTTTAATACATTCTGCCAAATCTTCGATTGCTGCTTCATTTCTTTTAGCATCTTGTTTTTTACCAAAATTCTCTAAAAGATAATCATTATCAACAAAAATATGTGGTAAATTTTCATCAAATCCCATTAATTGTAATCTATTTTCATTAGTATTACCTTCAGTATTAATAATGATTGGTAATGCACCTGCTTTTTGAGCAGCAACAACAGCTTCTGATATTGCTGTTGATTTACCTGTATTTGTAAAACCTCTTGCTAATGATACATATCCCATTGGAAAACCGGGTAAACCAGTTGCTTTTTGAACTGCTGATGATAATTTCAACCACTTTAATGGTTTCTGTGGAATATCTTCACTACCCTTTTTCTTTTTATAATTATCTAAAGAAAATTCCTTCTTTTTAGTTGGTTTTCTACTTTTTTTATTTGTTGGTACTATATCTTTCTTATTTGTAGTTGTATTTTCTTTTTTTGCCATAATATTTCTTTTTAAAAAAACAGGGGAGTAATATTCCCCTGTTTTACAATTTTAAAATAAATTTTTAGAATGGTAAATCATCAGGATCATCAATATCATCATATGATTCAGATTCGTCATCAGATTCATTTAAAGAAGTGTTATTTTCAGTACTATTAGTAGTATTATTATCCTCTTCTTCATTATTATTTGAAGTATTTTCCGATTCTTGCCCTGATTCATCTTCTGATTCTAAACCACTAGTAACATCATTAGCTTTAGGAACATCATTATTATTAAAACTACCTACATCTGATTTAGTTACATTATTAATTGTAACACCATCATCAGCAATATCAGATGCTTGCTCAAATTGACCATTTTGCACATTTGCACCTAAATCTTGATTACGTGTATTTGCTTTTTCTTCTAAATCTGGACGACCGGGAAACACCCATTTTTTATTATTTGAATCAGTATCGTCCCAATATGGATCATTGCCTTCAACAAGCATTTTCAAATATTCATGTGGTGTAATATTCGGTGCTGATTTAGGTTTAAAAACATCTCTCCATGTAGTTTTATCATTTAACCATGCTTCTACTACTGCTGGGTCTTCATGGAGTTTTGAAGGTTGCTTTGGTATAATACTAGAAATTGTTCTATATTGTCTACCATTTGGTAAAGTAGCATCAGTCATTGTTATTGATAAATCACATCCGTTTTCAGGATCAAAATATGGTTTTTCATATTCTTGCATAAATTGATTTATAACAGGCATAATTTTATCAAATGTTCCCTGATTTCTAAAATTCTTTTTAAATCTCCAGAATTTTACACCATCTTTTGGTTTACCTTTATCAATACCTTTAACAATATAAAATTTCTTTGCTTCCCATCTTTTTGCTTCTTTAAAAATTTCTTTATTGTTATCCCAAATCACTTTCTCATCTTCGGTTAAATTTTCTTTCTTTTTACCTTTAAGTGAATTGTCTTGTTTTTTTAGAATGTCCTTAGCTTTTTGACATAAAGGACACGGTTTAGGAACTAATACAGGTTTACCATCAGCTTCTCTAACAATATCACCATTTTCATCTCTCTTTTCAACCATTGGATCATTATGAGCAGGACAATATATTTTAGTACCATACTTCTTTTTTCCATTTGGTAAATTAGTTTCTACTTCATGAAAAAACGCTTCATGCATTGTTTTCAATGAATTGGGGTCATCAGGCGGTAAAATTCTAAAAATTTCTTGGTCATTTCGAGGTACAAAATACTTAGCTAAAATATTTTCTCTTGAATTACCACCTTTTTGTGTTGATTTTTTTTCTTCTTCTTGGTAAGAATTTACTTGTTGTTTCAACTTTTCTAAATAATCATTTGTTGCCATTTTTACACATTTTTAATTAAACATTTACATTATTATTTTTATTAATTTACATAAAACTTTTTATAAGTTTACATTAATTTACTTTTACAAATATACATTAGAATATTTTATAATACAAGACTTTTTTATCAATTTTACATTTTTATACTATTCGATACTACCGTAAATTTTACACATTCTTTATTTTCATAATAATTACCATCTTTTAATCGTAATTGTAAACAATAATCTTGAGGTATTAACCATGAAGTATCAAGATCAATTTCATATCCTTTATTCGTTCTATCAACAGGTGTAAATGGAATAACATCAATTTCATATTTTTCACCAACTTTTGTAAATACTCTATATTCAATATCTAATGGTATAAAATTATTTTGGTCTGGATACAATTCTTTAATTGTTAATCTAATCTTTCGTATATCACCAGCTACAATATTTTCTTTTTGATTAATACCCCAAAAATAAAAATAATAATTATCAAAATCAATACGATTAGACAAATCAAAATTAAAATAATTATCATCAGATATTAAATAAAATTGATTTTCATATTCTTTTATTTTTCCATTTATATTTAATTCCCAGACATCCATAAATATAACAGCATCTGGATATAAATCAGAATCAATATTTAAAGTAATTTTATATACACCTTTTTTTACATTATTAATTGAATTTCCACTAATTTCATCAATTAAAACATCATTATTATCATATATTTTTACTTTATTTACTGTAATATTTTGAGTGTTATTACCAATATTACTATATAAATAAAGATCATTATCTTTGTTTAAATAAAAATAATTTCTATCATCTTTAATTTCATCATTGATGTGTGTTTCAATATATGGTTCATAAAATGTATGAGTATTTTTTGTATGAAAACCCACTGCTTGACGATATAATGTTTCAAGATTTTCCAATTCATCTGAAAATTTAATACCTAAACCATATGATGTTCCTGTATAACCAGTAATTCCTGTTATCCCTTCACTTACTAATCTTCCGTTAATATAATTAGTTACATCAATATAAATATCCTCATTACCTTTTTCAAATTTTTGTGTTCCAAATATTTTAGTTTCTCCACTATTATACGAACCACCACTAATATTCCAAGGTATATTAGTTTTTCTATAATACCAATTTGATGCATTTTGACTTAAATTAATATTCACATCATTTCCATATGTAAAATCATATCCAGAACCCTCATCCCAATCTTCTGATATATTAAATAAATCTAAATTAAAACTTGATGCTCTTTCAATATCAAGACTATATGATCTTTTTCCAATATATTCTGGAGCATTTTGTATTGTATTTGTTAAATGTAACACATGTTTAACAATATTTTGTGGATTAATATTACCCTCTTCAATTCTTTGACGCAGGGGGTTAAAATTAATATCAAATATAAATCTACTTACTTGTTGATTAACAGTCCCATAAGTAATTTCTGTAACAGGATTTTGTGAATTATTTGATAAAACCCCCTCAATTAAAGTATTATTTTTAGAAAAATATGATTTAAATACACTCATATATATTTTTATTATAAATACTAAAAAAACAAAAAACCCCTTTTACATATAAAAAGAGGTTGTTATATAATGATATAATAATTAGATTATTAATTAAAATTAACTTGAACATTATCCGATTTTATCCAAATTTCTAATTTAAAACCAATTTTATCACCAAAATATTGCTTTTCAATATCTAAAACAATTGGTACTGTTATAATAACATCATTTAAATTTTCATTAATTTGAGATAAGTTACCTTTATATTTAACATTATACTCATTTTGCTCTGCTGTTGAATTTGTTAACTCAAAACCACCTTCATCAAGTATATTAAAAACAATATTTTTTGATTGTATATTAATTAAAATTTCCTCAGAAATACCATCATTAAACATTCTCTCACTTGATCCAGCACTAAAATGTCTCTTAATATCATCAATTATTTCATTTTTTAAATCATTAGATTCAACTTCATTAATTGGTAATTTATTTACTTTTGAGAATATTTCGAATAATCTTTCTTTATTCATTTTCTTCACCAAATTCTAACCATAAATTATAATATTCTTCTTTTTCTTCATCAGTTAGTGATTCAATTGGTTTTGAATCAAGTTCCTGAAATCTTTTATATGCATGTTTATCTTCATATTCACGCTCATGTGCTGCATAATCAAATTCTTCCATTATGTTAGGTGTTTCTGTACCATAACCAAGCATAGTATCTTTTAATTCTTTATCTGCATCTTCCACATCTTCAGCATATTTTTTTAAATCTTTATCTAAAACCGAATTTGACATTGATTCAATATTTGATATTGAATCATCATTATCAATTTCAGATGATTTAATTGAATCTAATTCACATTCATCATCTAAATCTTGTAAATCTTCTTTACCTTGTTTTTCCATTTTATTTAAACGAGTATAATAATCTGGTAATTCTTCAAGGTGATCAATAGCTATTTCAAGAGCTAATTTAGGGTCTTTAGTGTGTTCCATTTCAACTTCAATCCCCTTTAATATTTGCTCAGGATCAAAATCCATAACACTTTCATTATCACCGTAACCACCTTCTAATTTATCACCATCATTATCAACATCATTAACATCTAATGCTGGAACTTCTTCTGCTGGTATATTTTCACCATTTTCTTCATCATTTTCAGATACAACACTACTAAATTTTTGAAGATAATTTTCAAAAAAGTTCTGAACATCTTCTTGAGTAACGTTCAATCCTTTCATTTCACGTAAATATTCTGATATTAAATCTCTTAAAGATGACAAAGCTGTTTGTGTTGATTGTTTTGTTCTAAATTCATTTTTTTTCATCTTCAAAAGGTTTTCATAGGCTTGTGCCATTTTACCAAATTCAATATCAGATAATAATTGTTTAAAATTTCTTTTTATTATATTTTCACCACTTCCTTCAATTTCTTCATTTTCATTATTTTGGGGAACACAATTAGGTACTTGTTTACCATCTTTTTCCTTCATTCCAACCATTTCATATCCATCCCAACAAGGATTTTCATCATTTTCTTCTTTTACAAATTTCATTACACCATCAAAATCTTTAAATTTCCCACCTTCACCCCATTTTTTTGGTTCATCTTCTTTTACAAATTTTTCTAATTCTGGTGCTTTTGTTCTTAATTTAGAATTTACTGGTTTTTCATCACCATAACCCATACCATCTTGATATTTTTGTTTAGAACCACCATATGGTTGAGAATCTTCTTTTTTATTAATATTTTCATCAAGTTCATTACTATCAATATATTTTTCAATAACATCATATAATTTAGCACCATGTTGTTGATTAAATTGTTTTAAATCATCTTCATTAACATCATAAACTTTTTCACCTTGAGGATTTTGATAATAAAATTTTTCTAAAATAACATCATTAACATAACCAACACCTTCTTGATCTCCTTCTGTTGCTTCAATTCTAAAATTAAAATTATACATATTACCTTCAGAATCATAACCATTGATTCCAATATATGATGTATCATCTGTTGATTGTATCTTAGAAGTATATGATCCACCTTGTTTCATTGTTAATGCATCTGTTTTTAATTTTTCAAATGCTGTTTCCAATGTGTTATTTAAATTTTCTTGCCATGAATTTTCATGTATATTTTCTCTAGTTACTCCTTGCATCATTTCAAAGAGTCTATCTTTTGAACCATTTTTACCTTTAATATTCATTATTTATATATTTTTTTATTCAAAAATTATTGGATTATCTTTACCATATTTCCTCATTATTACTGCTGCTTTTGCATTTGCTTCATTTTCAATTTCACTACCATCAGTACCAGCACCTAAATATAATTTTCCGTCTTCTAATTGTTTGCGATGTACAATTTCATGTGCTAATGTTCTAAGAATATCAGCTAAATTTCTATTAGTTGCAACAACCCTTATTATACCATCTGCAGGAGTATGTTTACCAAATGAACGCATTTCTGCTGCTTCAGTTGGATCATATGAAATTTCAATACCTTCTGGTTCACCTTCCATACCCAAAAAATTATAACAATATTCTACAAAATCTTTAATTATTTCATTTTTTCTATTTTTTGATAATAAGTCTTCATTTAAACGATTAACTTTAATCATCATTTCAAATAACTTATCTTTTGTACCGTATTCATGAAATATTTTCATAATTAATTAAACAATTGAATTAAAACTATCTTCAATTTCCATATCATTATGTGTTGGTAAATCATCAAAATCAGCAATATACGTTCCATCAGGTAATTGTTTTATTCCTTTTTCTTGTGATTCCTGTCTTTGTTGATCAAACCAATTACCCTTCCAAAAATCATTAAGATTAAAATAGTACGGATATGAAACATCCTTTTTTTCCATCATTTTTTCAGCATCAGTTGGTTCTTCAACTTCTTTAACTTTTGCATCTAATGTACTAAGTTGAGAACTTAACTTAGATTCAATATTTTCTAAATCTTCTAATTTAGATTGAATACTCTTCATCGCTTCAATATTATGTTTAATAATATCATTCTGAATTTGATCAACACCCTCTTCAGATTCTATTGGTTCTTCTTCCGGTATTTCTTCACCCGTATTTTCTGGTTTTATTGGTTCATCAATTACCTCACCTTCTGGTTCTTCATCAGGTACATCATCACTTTCAGGTGCACGTGCATTTGATGGTTCTGCTGGTTCTTTAGGACCTTCAGGTGCTGGAATTTTATCATCATTATTCTCATCACTTTCATCACCTTGTTCTTCAAGAAATGCATCAGTACCACCAACATTAGGTACGGGTTGACCATCTTGAGTCATATAATTACTATCAGGAATTTCATCAAACTCCATATCATCCTCAATTACAGGTCTATACTTTGGCGTTTCGCTGATATTATAATTTACACGAAATTTAATTTTCTTAAGATGTTCTTTAAGAAATTTTTCTTTATTATTCTTATCCATTGATATAAAATATTTAATATAAAATATTAATAATGTTCTCTTAGTAATCTACGACCATCTTCTGTAACGTACACTTTATCAACACGTTCAATTAAACCTTCACGTTCATCCATAACCACTTTCTTTTGATTTTTATTATTCTTCCCCTTTTTTTCTTCTTCGGGATTATCAACAAAATCATTAAGTGCTTTTTCTTTTGATTTATCCATAATTTATTATTTTTTTACTATACAGTAATTTTAATAATAAATACTGGAAAACAATCATTTTGACAAAATTACTACAAGATATCTTTTAAGGTAAGAAAAATCAGGAAATAAATTATAATATTTTTGGTATATTTTACCTTCAGAATCATAAGTAATCGAACCATTACAAATAGATATTAATCTATCTAAAATTCCCTGAATATTAAATTTAAAGAAATTATACATTTCTAAATCAAGACCATATATTTCATTATTTGATAAAATATATAACATTCTATCTTTAAACTTATAAAACCCATTGATTTTTTTAGGGATAATATCAAAAAGTTCTTGATTATTATTTATCTGGTAAAAAACGGGGTCTAAATTTTTATATTTAAATTTAGGTGTATAATAAAAATATGGTAAATTTTCTATAAAATTTTGAACACCATCAATATGAGATGATTTATTTTCATCAAATGAAAATTCCCAATATAATTTATCTTTTTTTATCCTATGTGTTAAAATATTAACATCTAAATCAGGATAATATTCTTTTAAAAATTTCCATCCAACAATAAGGGTGGGAAGTGAATTATCAATATCTTCAATTTTTATTGAAGAATTATCAGCAAAATCATAATAATTAATATAATCTACCTTTTCATGATTTACTAATTCTTTTTTATAAAGAATATTACCAATTTTCATTACAAATTAAATTTAAAAATAAAAAATTCCAATTATTTCCAAAATTAACACATTTTTATTAATATTCCAAATTATTATTTAATGTGATTAGATTTTATATTAATTCTTTCTTCTTCATTAACCCACATTGAATGTGTTTTAAATTTCTCATATTTAATATTAATATATTCTACCTTTAATAATGGTTGTTGAATAATTTCCCAAATTTGATATTTCACTTCTGAAACTGGTTTTAACCAATTAATTCTACTATCATTTTTAAAAAAATTTCTTAAAAATTTAATCTGTGAATCATTATGTAAATCAGTCCAAGTTTCTTTTAATTCTAATTTATTATCGTTTAATTCAAAAATTCCTGTTTTATTTTGTGATTTTATAATATCATTAATATCTCTATATAAATATAAAATCAACATATCATTATATGGTATATTGTGTAAAAAATATGAAAGTGTTGGTGCTTGTATAATTATATTATCATTATTTTTTATATAGTTTAAAAATTTACCAATATTATCAACATAAAAATCTGTTTCATTAACAATATCTAACTCTAATTCTTTTGATAAAATATTACTAATAATACTAATTCCCGATCTGTGAGGTCCGGCTAATACAATTTTATTAATTCCAATTTCTCTTATTTGTTTTAAATATTTTTTATACATGAAATTATTCAATTTTTTTTAAAATATCCAATTGTTCACGATTTAAATTAAAATATTTTTTATATAATTTAACTGCTCTTGGACGTTTTTTTAAAATATCTAAATATATATGTTCCATATGACTATTAATAAAATATTGATATCTTTTTTCAGTATTCATTTTATTACCATTCTTTTGATAATTATAATAATCAAAAGAACTACCATTACCCTCAATAGTTACAATATCTAAATTATTTTCATTATAATATCCACCAATTTTATTACAAATATTTTTTCTATAATCTCTATCAACTTTAAATAAATCATATATAACCGTTACCTTATCTGATAAATAATTTGTTTCATTAAAACCCTCTTTTGTAATTAATTCCCAATAATTACAATAATCATATACCCGACTAATTGAATTAAAATTATGCCCATAAAATTGAAATTTTAAATATGATGATAACCAATTTAATAAATCTCTAACAACAATAATATTATCTTTTTTATTATTTATTTTATTTTTACCTAATTTTTTTAATTCATTATTATAATTTTTAGGTTTAATTGTTTCTAAATTAAAATATTTTTCATATGGTTTCCATGAAATAATATTATTTCTAACAAAATTATGACCACTACGTGCTATTGATAATATTATTAAGTCCATTGTTAAAAATCTTTTATAATTTCAAATATTTTCTCTGCACTATAACCATCCCCAAAAGGACTTTCATAATTAATCTCATATTCCATAATATGTTGATTGAATTTAGTTTTTAATTGATCAGGATTATCTATCATTATTGTACTTTGCCCAATTGCTTCTGGTCTTTCAGTAACTTTCCTACATGTTAAACATTTTTTATTAAAAAACGAACATTCTTCTTGTAATCCACCACTATCAGTAATAACAATCTTTGATTGTATTAAAAGTTTTATTAATTTTTCATGTAATAATGGTTCAATAACATTTACATTTTTTAATAAATGTTTATGTTTTTGTACATTTGGATTAGGGTGTAATGGTATTATAAATTCAAGATCAAAATGTAAGTCTGCAAGTTTATTTATTTCATTAAACCACCTATCTAACCAATGATGATTTTCACGTCTATGCATCGTAATTAATATTTTATTGGTATATTCACACTTGTCTTTATATTCAATTAAATTATCAAGTACAGTATTTCCAACAACAAATTTTTCACCTAAAATTCTTTCGTTTTCAAGGTTTGTTCTATTTAATTCAGTAGGACATAAATGAAAATCTGTTATTTGTGATACTAATCTTCGATTTTGTTCTTCAGGATATGGGTTTTTGTTATCATATGTGCGTAATCCTGCTTCAAGATGAATTACTTTTACATTGCGATGAAATGCTGCTAATGCTACTGCCAGTACAGATGTGGTATCGCCTTGAACCAAAACATGTGTTATACCCTTCCAAATATTTTTTCTGTTCATTACTGCTTTAATAATGCAATCTAATCTATTATGACAACTATAACCATCAATTACTGCAAGTTCATAGTCAACTGGCATAATATCCAATAAATCTTCATGTTGACCAGTGAATAACACCTTATGCTGAATATCACGTTCTTTAAATTTATCCAGTATTGGTTTAATTTTTATAAATTCTGGTCTTGTTCCGTATGCAAATAGTATCATAATTATTATCTTTCAAAATCAATAATTTTTTCTTTATTATTTACTGTAATAATATCAACATCATTTAATATCTTATCATTTAATATTAACTTCCACTTTCTATTATATTTAATATTATCCAACCATTCATAAACAAACCCGTACTTTTTTATATGACCATAAAAATTAATTAATTTATTTTTATCAATTGTATTATAAACATCGATAATATTATTCAACTCATTTTTTTCCTTCTCACAAGAAAAATGTTTTTTTGAGAAAAAATACTTTCCGTTAAATTCTAATTTATAAAAAATATTTTCATGAAAAATATCCTCATTATTAGTCGAATTAATATCACATATATTAATTAATCCATATACTTGTTTTTTACTACCAATATATCTCTTATATTCATTAATAATATTAAGTTTATTATTTAAATCCGATGAATAAAAAACAACAACAGATCGAGAACCACCTCCAGTATTCCAGCTATCTAAAATATCATATTTTATATTAAAATGATCAAATAATTCTTTTTCATTATTAAAATATTCTTTTTGTTTT